TCACAATTAAGGAGCCTTTTTATTTTGAATTAATTATTTACGAATACTAAAAGAAGCTTGCCCCGACAATTGAATAACAAGAGCCAATAGAGCACCTATGTAGTCACCTTCGTCAAGCATTTTTTTGATGTTTAGATTTTTCAATCTATCGGCTTGTTCCTTTGTGAGTTTAATCTCTTGTTCTATCTTTTCGGCTTGTTTTTTTAAGTTTTTAGCGGTTTCTTCTTTTATTGTTTTATCTTCTTTTAGATTTTCAAGAGTATGAGTTAAGATAGCCACTTCATGAATAGCTTTACTATTATTGTTAATTCGGTGTAATACCTCATTTTCTATGTTACTTTTATCCGAAGCGTAAGACTTAAGAACCTCTGCTTTAATCTGACCTTCTATATACTCAAGATTTGATGATTGCCATGAAGTCCTTTGCTTTGCATGTTCGGTTATCGCTTTTATAGCTCCGAAAGTCTGACCAGAGAGCTCGATATACTTATCGTCTTCATCTTGTCTTCGTGTATTTTCACGCCTGAGATTTTCTGCTTCTGCTTTTGTCTTGTCTGTCTGAGCTTTCAAAAGTTCGTTTTGCTCTTGTAAATTTTCGTTTTGAACTTGCAAGTTTTCGTATTGAGCACCAGTAAACAAACCTTTAGAAACGGAAATCTGATCACCTTGTGGGGCTTTTGTCGAAGGAGCATGACCCGAAGAAACGGGAAAAGCAGCCATGCCACCAGTCATAGTAGCAGGAGAGATGCCTGCGTTTTTCATACCCGTAAGCATAGCAGTAGAGCTATCTTGTGCGGCTTTTTTAGAATAGCCATAGGCAAGTTCAGCGTTTCGTTCGTATAGCTTTTGATCTTCTCGGCGATTATAATCCGCATACTGTTGGTTAATGAATTGGTTCGCTTGACCAGCAACAAAGTCAGCGGCAGGGAATAGAATAGGGTTTGACATACATTACCTCATTAATTTATATGTATTAATTTGTGTATAAAAGGGAGCCCGAAGGCTCCCTTAAGTTGAGGGGTTAAGCTTTGCCCATATCGTGGGAGCTTCCGCCGTAATCGTCGGTAGTTTCATATGAATGACTGATAGATAACATCGGAGCGAAATAGGTAACTTCATTGTATTGATGCATCAAGAAATTATCGGCTTGTGTTGCCTCCATTTCTTGAGAAATGAAATCAATTTCATCACCTTGTGGGGAGTATTGAATATTACCACCATTCACAAAAATGCGGTTAAAGTTAGACAGCCATGCATAGCGGTAGTAGTACCTCCAAACATCACCCGCACTTGGAATGTCAGTAAGCGGGAACAGCTTTTTAACAAAGTATAAAGGTTCATTTGCAACTCGTTGCGTTTCCGTGACTTCACGCTCACCAACATCAATTAATTTGTCTAAAGTATATGGGAGGTAAGAGTTGCGAGTTGAACGAAGGCTAAAATCGCCATTCATTTTGTTGAATTGAACTTTTTTCTCTAGGTAGCGAGGTTTGAAACCAAAAGTTTCCGCTAATGATGCCTTCGCATCGTCTTGACTTCCTCCGTGCTGAGACCAGTTTTGAGTACCGCAAACGGTCTCACTGAAACGGCTTGCATCGTAGCCCATACTGTCGAATTCAGGGTTGTAGAAATCAAACTTAGAAATTTCGTTTACATGGTCGCTTAATGCTTGAGTATAGCCACCTTCTGGCACGAGCGTGCTAATAGTTATGAAATAGCCATGTTCATCTGTTTCATACGAATGAACTTTAGATGTTTTTTCGCTTCTGCCTTTACCTGCCCATTCACCAAGCGAAGAGCCACCAACGGCAGTTGTGTCAGCAGTAGCAGAGATTTCCATGATTTCAATACGTTGCTCATCTTGTCCGATGAAATACGTTTTTTGCTTGTCTACCCAATCGCCGAACCCTTGAGAAATGAGAATTTCACGGATCCTTTTACCCGCAATGGTGTTGCGATTTGTCCACTTGTAGAGTTTTTTAAGATATTCGCTATCAAGATGGGAGTGAATAACGTCGCTAATGTAGGCATGGCCGTTGATTATTCCACTCTGTGCTAGTATTCCGTCTGACGAATCGCCATGAACGATCGGAATGTTATCGGGGTCAGTATCGATAAAAGTCAAAGCATTTTGAGCGGACGGACTAACAGCCGTTTGTGTCATGTGAGAGCTAACGTAATCTTGCGGAGCAGTCGCAAAACAGTTCCCTAAGTCATAGATAAAATTACGGAAAGTTTGACGAGGCAAAGTTCCATCATAGTCATTAAAACTGGGGAAATTGAAATAATCAAAATGCGTTAAGCACTTACAAGCGTTTGTTTGTAAATAGTTTTGGTATAAAGTAAGTCCAAAACTGTCAAAATAAGCCTTGTAGTATGCGAAGAGAGGAAGAATTGAAACTTCATTTTTTGCCCTAAAGTCAATCTGATAACCTAAGCCAATCAAAATTTTTCTCAAGCGTTTACCGAAATTAGAAAGCCTAAAGGCAAAATGAATGACATCGCCATTAGTGCGCGTAATTGTATGCACGTAATCGGCTGAATTTAGATGTACTGCACCGTGAGCAAAATCGCCTTCTCCAGTAGTGTCAAGCGTGCCAACCCGATTAAGGCCGAAATTACCGGGTGAAGTATTTTTATTAGCCAATGGAATGGTCGTACATTTTGTTAAATCAAGGGGGGTTATATCATCATCAAGATTAAATAAACGTTCTGGGACGATTTGAAGAAAGTTTCCCCCATATTCGCCTATTGGGGGCGTAGCTGCTTGATTTGCCGTTAAATAATGTGATGTTTGAAGACTTGCTAACAGAGTTTCAAGAGCGGCCATTGACGTAGAGTCAGAGACGTTAAAACCTTTTACAGTCTGTGTTCGATAGCTTTCATCAAGAGCGGCAGTTTTATAAATCGTACATTTCGCACCAGTAAGGATATACCAACATAAACGGGCTAATTGTATATGTGGGAGCGTTTCGACTTGGAAAGTTTTATCACCTTCCGAAACAATAGTTTGAGTAAGAAAAGAATCTTGGAAATGCTTGACAAGTGAAGAGAGGGGAATAAAGTGAGAACGGTTTTCTATTTTCATACGCCCGAAAGTCGGGGCAGGCATAGGGGCTAAGCGAACGAGTGAATTTGTTTTAATTTCAAGCTTAGAGCCCGGTATCATTTCACGGATAAAACTCGGCTGAGTTTCTCCGAAAGTGAGCGTAGTATTATAATCGTGATCAAGGTTAAAGCGTGAACGTGCCTTAAAAGCCGTTTGCGTGGCAATTTTACCAAGTTGTGCATTTTGTGACATTTTTTATTCCTCTTTTTGGGTTAATTGTTCAGTTTTTTGCTTTGAAGATTTGACGATTTTTGGCGTGAGATCGATTGTCTTAGGTTCGAGTATTCGACAATCAACCTTTTTTAAATCCACTCCTGCCTCAATCATTTTTTCAAGATTGAAGTTTTCTTTTGGGGCAAGTTTCAGCCGTGCAGGCTTGCGAACTGACACAAAACAACTTTCTTTTTTTACAAAGTCTTGAAAAGTGAGAGGTTCAGAATGAGTTTTAAGTAATACATTTTCATGTCTCTTAAACATCGTTTTTTTTCTCCTTTGAATTTCGTTCATTGTAGATAAGAACATTTTTAATGAAATATAAGATGAAGGGCAAAGCCTTCCGTAATTTATTGAACATGGTTACTCCTCTTTTTGGGGGTTATTGTGGAAGTCTTGAAGACGGTTTTTTTCCCGTTCTTCAAAAATTTTTTTTGTCGTTTCTGTTTCATTATGAAGTTGTTGGAACAAAAGATTTATATAATAATCAAAGTAAGTCTTAATCGGAAGTTCTCTTTCATCGTATTGCGGTAATTGGTCGCAGTCACGAATATAACGAGAAAGCCAAGCGTCCGCAGGGGCGACCGTTCGATGATTTATAGTAGTACCATAAAAAGCGACGTAGTATGTAGCAAGATCAAGAGAAGATATACTTATAGTAGAAACAAGTTTTTTAATTTTTTCATCTTTAATTAAGTATTGATAATCACTAGAACGAACTAAATCAAAAGTACTCTTATAAAAGTCTACTTTTTTCTCAAAAACTACCTTATAATACTTTAATAAAAAGTCGCTAGCTTCTTGACGAACTAACCTTTTACCGCTTTTTTCATCAAGAATATAATAGGGATTAAAAAGAATTTTTTTCTTGTAGTACAAAGGAAGCGGGCAGTTTTCAGCCTGCCCAGCTGTAAAGATACCATCACGAACAAGATCAAGTTTTTCTTTTTCGGTGAGATTTTCAATGTAAGAGAGGCCTAAAGATTTACTTTGTATGTGAAAGCCTTTATATCTTCGCAGTTCTTTAGAATGGTAGTTAACTACTTTATTTTCTATCGCTTCCTGAAAACATAGGTCTTTGACACAGTACTTAGAAGCATAGTTTGCGACACCCTCAACACTGTCTAGGACTTCGAAAGCTGATACATCAGAGGAACCAGTACCATCAAAGTTTTTAGGGAATGTAAAACCATAAGTCCACGTTTTAGTGATTTGAGCGTGGAGTTGTTCGGGAGAAAGGGGGAGAGAAATTTTTTCTTTTCCTTTTGAGTCAATGAATTTATAAGGCTCAGCAGGCCAACATATTAAACCGTGATAATGAGGACGCTTCGTATATTCACCGTATTCACTGGCCAATAAATAGCGAATATTACTTATATTGTAGTGTTTCCATAGCCACTTTCTAAGGTTATCTATAAAAGTCCGAGCATGCACACGGTCAAAACAAGGTAGGACGTCACTAGGGTTTTTGACAAGATGAGAAGGTAAAGAAGGAAGAGCAGCAGGATTATAAGTAAGCGTAAAAAAACCAATTTTCCAACCTCGATTTTTATAAGTTTGCAAGTCATGTTGTAAACGTATTCTCCACCCAGTTCTATACACTTGGCGGCATTCTGTGCAGTTACCACACGGAATAAATAACTCTTTAGGTGCAAAGGGGCTAGATGCTTTAATAGACATACGTTTTAAACACATTTTTCAACCTCCTTTTCAACATAAAAGTTTGGGATAAAGGTAAGGTCCGCAAGTTTTCCGATGAGGTTATAAACTTTTTTTGCTTGTTCGCATGTTTTAGCAGAACAAAGCGCGTAATTTAAACGGTAAGCGTAAGTTAGAGCTTCATTTAAAAGCTTTGATATATACTGACCGATTTCAAGGGCTTTTTTATCCTCCGGGTCAGTAAAAATTAGAGTTTGAAGAGCTGTTTCTATGAATTCACACAAGTTTTTAGCATCTTGCGGGCGTAAAGAATCGGAAGAATATGCGTAATACATATATGAACTATATTTTTCTAATGCTACTATAATCATTTGCACATTAATCACTTTTTTCTCCTTTTTTAGATTTGGATGTTTTCAATATATACTCTTTTTTTTTTGAAGTCAATAGTTTTTTATTTTTTTTTGCATCTGGGGCTAAGAGATTAAACTTTTAACGCCTCCAGACAGAGCAATGCTCCCGATTACGGGACATTGTGGCGTGTTAAAGACAAGTATAGCCCGCTCACAAGTAAGTCGCGGAATTTTTGCTTTTTTAAGTTTTAATGTTTTTTGTAGCAAAGAAATCTTAAAGAAAGATGCCACTTTCTTAATAATATATATAGCATTGATTTTTAATAAACAAATTAATTTTTATTAAAATATATTTGTTTATTTTTGCGTTCAGAAATCAACCCGCTTTATTCACTTCCATTTATGTTGCAGTTTCGCACGCGCGCGTAGATCGCGCACGCGCGTTTTATTGCACACAAATAGAAGTGAAGCGGGTTGATTTCTTACAAATATTAAGGGGAACCCCTTAATGATCCCTATGAATAGAATGACCCTCTGGGTCATTTGGAAACTGCTACGCAGTTTTTAGAGTTTTTAAAAAGGCTCCTTTATTCGCTTCGCTCATGTGAGCCGTCGCCAGGAGTGCCCTCCGGGCGTTGGGCTTGTAAATAAAATAGCTTTCAAATAGAATCGTTTTTACTAAACACGGTTGTATTTTTAACAGCCCCTGACGTTGCGGCTCGAGAAATTTTTACTAAAGTAAAAAATTTTCGAGTCGCCGAATTTTAAGAAGAAAGGCTCACAATTAAGGAGCCTTTTTATTTTGAATTAATTATTTACGAATACTAAAAGAAGCTTGCCCCGACAATTGAATAACAAGAGCCAATAGAGCACCTATGTAGTCACCTTCGTCAAGCATT